CCGCTTCTCGGAAACCGGAAAATGAATGAGATCACCGCTCTTGATATTCGAGATTGGCAACAGCGAGTAAAAGAGATGGGCGAAGCCACTGGCCTCCCATATTCGGAAACATATCTCTACACCATCCACGCACAGTTGACCGCCCTCTTTAATTATGCCCAGACATTCTACGGTCTGCGTTTCAATCCGTGCGATGCCGCTGGCTACATGGGTTCCTCCGTCGCCGGAGAAATGCTTATCATCACGAAAGACCAGTACGAGCTTTTGCGGAAAGAATTCCGCAACGAGGCCTATCTTCTGGCATTTGATATTCTGTTCTGGACGGGATGCCGCGAGGGCGAGATGCTGGCGCTGTTGCCCAAAGACCTGACCGATGATGACCAGTTGCGCATCTACAAGACCTACCACAGAAAAAAGGGGCAGGACATCTTCGGCCCCACTAAGAACAGCAAGAAAGGCGGAAACCGCAATGTGCCTATTCCGCATTGGTTGGCCGAAGAGTTCCGCACCTACTGTTCCCGGCTCTACGGGCTGACCCCGGACGACCGCGTATTCTACATGACGTGCACAGCGCTCAACAAGGAGCTGACCCGCTGCACTCAGCTCACCTATCTGCCGGATATTCGCGTTCATGACCTGCGACACAGTCATGTTTCCCTCTGCATTGAGCTGGGCTACTCCGTCGTTCTGGTAGCAAGGCGAATCGGCGACACCGTTCCCGTCGTCATGCGAACCTATGCCCATTTGTACCCCAACAAGCAGCAGGAGCTTGTGTCAAAGCTGGAGGCCATCGGCTCCCCCTCTTCCAATGACGATGAATCCGATTTGATGTCACTCGGCTAGGCCGAAAACAGGTGATGTCACGGTCTGTTTTGTGATGTCATGATGTCAAAAAAGCCCCGGAAAGTTTCGATTTCTCGTTACTTTCCGGGGCTTTCAAATTATTCTTCGATAATAAACCGTGCTACCATTTCCCGGCACATCCAGCAGGTGCTTTTTGCCGCAGGTGATGTCAAAGTGATGTCATTCTTCCGAAATTCATCATTTTTCAATCGTAGACACGCTTTATTTTCTTATATTCCATTATTCGAGCTCAATCGTGGCCGGCGGTTTACCGGTGCAATCATAG